CCCATCCGGCGATGTTCGTCGCGCAAAGACGGGGTCGGGTCGAGCTCGTCGACGTCAACCGAAGTCGAGCGGTAGGCGGCCCTGTCGGACGTCGTTGCCGGCGCCGTCGACGTAGCGGTGTTCGGCCCGGTAGTGCCGTTGGTAGAGGGTGTTTGACAGGGTGCAGGTGGGGCATCGGCATCGCTGTTGGTAGCGGGCACGGGTGCCGTGCGGATGGTCGACGTGTTGCCGCATGCCACCAATGCAACCATGTGCACGTGCGATCTGACGCGCTTTACGGGCATCGGCGTTGGCGTCGTGTGCGGCTTGCCGTACTCAACCGTGACAGATGGGTGTGTCAGGCGTGCGGCGGGCTCATCGACCGTACCTGTAGGCCGGGTTCGTCGAGGGCGCCATCGGTTGACCATGTCGTCGAAGTGTCGGCGGGTGGTGCCCGGTTCGACCCGTCGAACCTTCGAGCGGTTCATGTGGCGTGCAACACGGCGAAAGCGGTTGAACGGGCCCGGCGTGCTCGACGCCGGCGTGTCTGGTGATGCGTCGACGCCGGCCGTGCCGGCGCGGGCCTGCCGGGTGAGACGGGCCGGCGTCGACGCGATCTTCATGCGCCGGCCGGTCGGGCTCGTCGTGGCGGGTCGAGCTCGTCGAGAACCTTGGATTCGGCTCGTCGAGCATCTTCGAGAGCTTTGGCTTCGATCCGTGCGGCTTCCGCGAGGGCGCGCATCTGTGCGGCATCGGTACGCGGCCCGGGTTCTAATACCGGTTCTAATACCGATTCGTAGGGCGTGGGGACCCTACCCCCTAGGGCGTGGGGACCCTCAGGGGTAGGGCGTGGGGACCCTAGGTCTTCGGCGCTGACTGAGGGCGTGGGCGCCCTAGGTTGTGGACAACTTTCGATGTACGGTTCGATCGGTAGGCGCCATCGGGTGACGCGGCCGTGGCGGTGGTCGCCGGCGATGATGCCGGCCTGTTCGAGACGGTCGAGGGCGCGCCGTATGGTTCGTGGATTCCGGCCGGTCATGGCGGCGATGCGGGCGATTGACGGCCAGCATTCGCCGGTGCGGCCGTTGTGATGGTCGGCCAGGGCGAACAGGGCGCCGAATTGGGCGCCGGTCAGGCCGGGCGCGACCGACCAGGCGTAGCGGTAGGCGGCGATGCTCATGGGTAGGGCTCGTCGAGTTCGAGCCCGTCGAGCTCGTCGAGTTCGTGGGCGGCCGGTGTCGGGTCGAAGGCGCGTAGGCATCGTTTCGAGACGTAGACGCGGCGGCGTTGGTTCCGGCGGGCTTCGAGCTCGTCGAGCAGGCCGAGCACGGTGGCGGTTGACCCGATGATGACGGCGAACACGATGACGGCGGTCACGAATCGCAACATGACAGGCGCCGATGGTCGTTGGTGGTTAGAGTGCGGCCGCACACACATGGCGTGAGACGCATCACACGGCCGTCTGAGCGGTCTTCGGGCTCGTCGGGTGTGAACAGGCCGGTCGGCCCGGTTTCGGCCGTTACAGGGCCGTGTGGCGTGTCTCCGATGCCGCGTAGTTCGTGTGGCTCGAACCATGTGACTTCGTCGCCGGCGTATCCGGTGTATCCGCGTCCATCGGGCCGGCGCATGAGCATGCCGGCGCGTACCGCACCGAGAAGCACCCCGATTTCACGGGCGCGCATGTTGATGGCGACGACGGTGCCGGTGCGGCCACGGTATTTCGGCCAGGTGCCGCGCGGCGGGTGCAGTGTTTCGTCGCGTTCGACGCGGACCCGTTGACCGATCGTGGACGATGCCGGGCTCATGGCGTGCTGCTTTTGGGCAGGTCGTCAAGGTCGGCGGTCAGGTACCGCCATGGCGCGGCGGCGCGCATCGCGGTGCGTTCGCGGCCTTCGATCACGTCTTCGAGGGCGATCGTCGCGGCGTGCCCGATTTCGGCCAGGCTTCGCCGTGTCCTGTTCAGGGTGGTTTTCAGCAGCCAGGATCGGAGCGCGATGTACGGCGTGGGCGAATCGACGGCGCCGTAGGCGACCTGTGTGACGTAGTGACCGGCGGCCTGTTCGCCGTGCACGCGGGCGATGTCGTAGATGATGCCGGCGTGTACGCCTTTCGTCGCGCCGCCGGCGTTCCGTGCGAGGGCGGTACCGCGCCGGTAGGCGACGCGTAGTTCGCCGGCATTCTTGGCAATGAAGTCGAGTAGGCCGGTGCGGGTGATGTAGTCGGCCAGGTCGGACCGATCAACGGCGAGACGTAGGGCGAGTGATGTGCGGGCGACGGTGACCAGGTCGGCACCGCCGGTGATGCCTTCCATGACGGCGACATCGCCCAACGTGCGGGTCTTGCCGGTGTCCATCACACGACGTGCAGCGGTGTCGATGTCGCGTACCACTAACGATCGGATCGGTTGGTTCGCTTCGATGATCGCGGCGAGACGGTGTTGACCGTCGAGGAGGTACCCCTCAGTGTCGAATTTGATGGCTTCGCCGGTGAGCATGTATTCCCCGCGGGCGATCGCGGTTGCGAGGTAGTGCACGCGGCGGGCGCCGATGGGCCGGTTCTCATGGTTGCGGGTCAACCAGTCGCGGGCCATGTCGGGGGTGATTTCTGTGACGGTTGCGTACGGCGCGCTCATCGGTCGGTACCGGCCTGTTGCGCGGACCATCTACTTCTGAGCCAACGGTCGAGCTCGGCGCGGTAGTAGCGGCGTACGGCCTTCGGGCCGGTGCCGATGCGATGCACGGGAAATGACGGGTCACGTTGTAGTCGGGTCATCTGTCTGTAGTTGATTCGCAGATAGTGGGCCGCTTCGGTTGCGGTCATGGGCGCATTATCCTCCACCGGGTCAAATGACGTTCGTGTGATTTGCGTGTGTCGTGGCATAGGGCGCATCCTAGGCCGCATGAGGTCCGATCTAGCGTGCTTCGAGACCTATTTGCGGTCGAGCTCTCGCCGGTTGGCGCCGGCGACGATCGACAAGCGGTTGTCGACGGTTCGCCGGTTCGTCGCCGTCGTGGATTGGCGGTCAGCGTCAGCGTTGGACGTCGAGGTGTGGGCCGGCGCCCAATCGTGGGCGCCGACATCGGTGCGCGACGGCGTATCGCATGTGCGCGCGTTCTACCGGTGGGCGATTCGGGCCGGGCTCGTCGACGGCGACCCGACGTCGGCGGTCGAGCTCCCGCGGGTACGGGCCCGGTTACCGCGACCGGCGCGGGACGTGGCGATACGGGTCGCGGTGATGGCGGCCGGCCCGTCGATGCGGGCAATGTTGGCGTTGATGGCGGGCGTCGGCCTTCGTTGTTGCGAGGTTGCCGGCCTTCGATGGTCCGACGTCGACCTTGTCGGCGGCCGGGTTCATGTCGTCGGGAAGGGCAACCGTGAACGGGTCTTAGTGTTGCCGGCGACGGTACGGCGGGCGTTGGCGGCGGTCGACGGGCCGGGCCTGTTCGTGTTCGAGACGGTGTCGGGCCGGCCGTTGACCGGGTGCCGCGTATCGCAATTGGTCAACGCTCATCTTCGGCGGTGTGCGGCCGGGTGCACCGCCCATCAGCTACGGCATCGGTTCGCGACCAGGGCGTTGGATGTCGGCGGGTCGTTGCACACGGTTCGTGACCTGCTCGGGCACACGTCGGTGGCGACGACGGAAGTGTATGCGGCGGTTGCCGGCGGCCAGGCCGGCCGGGTCGGTGTCGCGGTTGACGTGCCCGGGCTTGATTAGAAGTGTGCAATCTTGCGTTAGTCCTGGTCGTCGTCGATGCCGCCGTGACGTTCGATGACGACGGTGACGCGTAGATGCCGGCGGAACGTTCGACGCCGGCGGAACACGGCGAACACGATGAGCACGGCGGCCAGGCCGCCGGCGACGGCCGCCGTCATGCCCATCGGTTTCAGTCGCCGGCGAGACGTTGCACAGTGTTGTACGTGCGGTCGAGCAGGAACCGGGCCGGTTCACGGTCGCCGGTGCCGTCGCCGGTCGTCGAGTCGATTTCGTATGTCCAGACGAGTTCGGCGGCGCGGCGGGCGATGCGTTCGATGTCGTCGTCGGTCACGGTTTCATCTCCTGTCGCGAAGTGTCGACGGTAGAGCTCGTCGACGATGTCTTCGAGCCGCCATGAGCCCGACGCGTTCTCGGCGCCGGGCCGCCATCCGCCTTCGACGGCGGCGGCGGTGGCCGGGTCAATCTTGCGGCCGGGTGACCATCGGGTGTGTGTGGCGATGTCACCCGGTTCGATGCCTAGATGGGCGGTGATCGCGAGGGACACGGCGAAGCATGCGTCGACCTGTCGGGCCGGGTACGGGTCGCCGGTTCCGCCGTTGGCGATTTCCATGCCGACGACTGACGAGTTGGCACAATCGGCGTCGATGCGACCGGAGCTCGTCTCCCACGGGCCGCCGGTGCCGTTGGTGTTCGTCGCGCCGGCGGCCAGCACCCAACAGGTGCCGTCGCGCGGCATCAACAGGTTGGCGATCGGTCGGGCATCAGCCGAGTAGCACATGTAGGCGGCGTCGTTGTCAGGGTCGGTCGTCGATGCGGTGTGATGCCAGAACACGGCCCACGGTTTGCCGTCGACGAATCCACCCGATGACCGGGCCCGGTATTCCCATCCGTCATAGGCGACGACGGGCACGCCGGCGGCGGCGATCACGTCAGGCAACCAGAGCAGGTAGTCACTCATCGCGGGAAGGTGCCTTCGATGATGAGACGGTCGACGAGCCCTTCGACGAGCTCGACGGCGACGGCCGCTTCGACCTGGTCGAGGTCTCCCCATCGTGGCAGGGTCGGGTCGAACCGGCGTCGGACGTCATGAACGATGTTGGCAAGTTCGCGGCTACCGGCGCGCACGTTGGCGACGAACGTGACAGCGATCGCGAGGGCGACGGTGCGTTCGTCGTCGGTCAGGGTGTGCCAGTGCCCGGTGTGCCGGCCGTCGAGCTCGTCGAGCGCGGCCCGGTCTTCGTGCATGCGTACGGCGACGGCGTCGAGCTCGAGACGGCCGCCGGCGTCGACCATGTCGGCGCGTTCAGAGTCGCCGAACACGATCATGAGACCGGCGGCGCCTTACCTATCGCCATCCATGCGACCCCAACCGATCCGGCGGCGCCGGCGATACGGGTCGCCCAACAGGTGAACCCGCCGACCGCTTCGTTCTGTGTGGAAACCGAAAAGTTCTGCGGAGCGGCGGCGCCGCGCACGGTCAGCATGATGACCGGCGCCGTGGCGAACGTCGTGGGGAATGTGACGGCGACCGACGCCGGCGTTCCGGTCGTCACGAACGGGACGTTGGTGGTGCCGGTTTGGATGCGGATATCGAGCGCCGCGGTGAGTTTGCGGATGTCTTCGGCGCCGGCCGATACCGGGTCGGTCGGTAGCGGGTAGGGCAGGCCGGTCGAGGTCAGGGCAGGCATCGGTCAATCTCCATTCATGCGGCGACCCCAACCAGGTCGAACCATGCGATTGTCGGGTCGAATTGGTTCCATCGCCAGGCCGGGTCGAGTTCTGACCATCGGGCCGATAGTCCAACGCCGGCCATCGGTGTTGTCGACAGTTCGAGACGCCAGGCGCCGTCGAACAGGTAGTTGCCGCCGTCGAGGTAGGCGCCAGTCGTGTCGATGTTCGGCCCGCGGGAAATGTTGGTGAATACCAGGGGCCGGCCACATCTGATGGTGCCGTCGAGCAGGTCGAGCAGGTTCGCGGTTTCGACGCCGGCGGCCGGCGGAAACATGCCGGCGTCGACGATCAGGTTGTTGACCCGCCATGCCGGTTGCCGGGTGCGGGCCAGAATCTTGTTGCCGACGGCGATCGCGGCGGCGGCGGTCGTCAGGTTGGTGGTAACCCCCATGCGACGCGCGCCGTAGGCGGTGACGGCGGCCGGGTCGGTCACGGTTTCGGTTCGGTCGGTGGGCGCCGGGTTGCCGGTCTCGTCGGTTGTCTGTTCGCGCCATGCGGCGTCAACCAGGTTGACGACGTCTGACACGTCGCGGGCCCATGTGATCGATTCGTCTGACAGGGTGCAACCGTCGAGGTGTGTGCGGCCTTCGGGTCGTAGACCGGTGGCGCCTTCGATGATGACGGTCGAGCCTGACAGGGCGAGTTGTTGTAGGGCGGCCCGGTTGGCGGGGTCTTCGAGCCATACGTACGGGCCGGTCGTGGCGTGCACGGCCGACCAGTAGACGGCGTCGATGCCGGCGGCGAGCTCGGATATCAGGCCGCCGGCCGGTTGCCGGTCGACGTCACGCCATGAGACGGTGCCGGTCAGGGTCGGGTCGATGCGTTGGTCGACGTCGAGCCCGGTCAGGATGCGGTTCAGTCGGGCGGCGACCGGTTCGGCCGGCCACGGTTGAGCGCCGATGTACCGGTTCTGCAGTTCGGCGGATTGGTCGACGGCGATCACTTCGCCGCGTACCGTGCCGGCGTCGTCGTCGATGCCTAGTTCGACGTTGGTGATGCGGCCGGCGAAGACGAGCGCGGTGCGGGGCAGGCCGGTCGATGGGGCGATGAGGCGAAGATTGTCGACCCATCCGTCGACCCATTCATCCCATGTGCCGGGCTGTTCGGCCCATGTACCGGGCGCGCTTGTCCATCGGCCGTGTGTGCCGCGTGACACCAGAATTTCGACGCCTAACCATCGGTTCGATGGTTGTGTTTCGAGTCGGTCGGTGTTGCCGGTCAACGTGTACCAGGTGCCGCGCGCTGACGCCGGTGTGCCGGTGTAGGGCACCGACGTCATGATTTGCCAGGTGCGGTCATCGGGCCCGTCGAACAGGGCCGGCCGGGCCGACACCAGGCCGCCGTACGGTGTCCACACGTCAACCGCCCATGCCCATTCGGCGCCGGTCTGATACCGCGGGATCGTGTCCCACGCTTCCGGGTTCGTTGAGAACGCGGCCGGCGGAATCATGATTTGCGGAATCGTGAATGCGGCCGACCAGTCTGATTCGACGTGTTCACGTAAGGCCTGGACGCCGGTCGAGGCGCGGGCCCGGTCGTTGACGAGCACGGCAGGCGCTTCGGATTCTTTCAGCGCGGCCCGGTTGACGGTCGGGCCGGCCGGTTCGAGCTCGAATGACCCGTCGACGGTGACGTCGTCGGGTGTGCCGGTCGACACGTCACCCGATGCCCACACATTGATCGGCGCGCCAATCGGTAGGGCGTCGACGATGCGGATGCCGCCGGCCCGGTCGAGCACGGAGAACGTGCAGGTCGCCGTGTCGGGCTGCTCGACGGTGTCAGCCCTTCCCCATGTGACAGTCAGGTCCGCGAGGGCGGTTGGTTCGCCGGCGGCCCATTCGCCGGCGGTGTCAGCGAATCGGACGCCGGAAACTTCGACCCAACAGTCGACGGTCATGGTTGACCGGCCAGACGGGCGACACCGCCGATACGGCGGGCCCGGCCGACGAGTAGACGTTGGATTTGTCTGGCGACGGCGTCAGGGTCGAGGGCGCCGTTCACGTTGATTGTGACACCGCCCGAGCTCGTCGAGCTCGAAGCACGGCCGCCGGCGCGGGTCGACAGGGCGGGCGCGGCCGGCGGTGCGGGCGCCATGCCAGGCAGGATGCCGCCCAAGAATCCGCCCACGTCTTTCATCCAACCGGGCGGTTCGGGCCACGAAATGTTCGAAATCCATCCGATGAGGTCTTCGACTTTGTCGACGACCCATCCGATGGCGTCTTCGACCGCTTTGATTGGGGCGAGCATCGCATCGAAGACGGTTTCGGCCGTGTCTTGCGCGGTCTCGAACGCGCCTTCAAGCCCACCTTTGATCTTGTCGATGAGTTTCCCGAGCTTGTCGATGACCCATTGGATGGGGGTGCGGATGAAGTCGAGCACGGTGCGCGCGACGTCGCGCATGGCACGCCAGGCGCCGATGAGACGTTCGCGTATCCATCCGATGAGGGCGCCGATCTTGTCGATGACCCATTGGATGGGGGTGCGGATGAAGTCGAGCACGGTGCGGGCGACGTCGCGCATGGCACGCCAGGCGTCGACGAGACGGTTGCGTATCCATCCGATGAGGGCGCTGACCTTGTCGATGACCCATCCGATCGCGGTGCGTACGGCGTTGACGACGGCCATAACGACGGTCTTCGCGGTGCGGAACGCGGCCGGTAGCACCTTGGCGACGATCTTGACGAGCTCGACAATGACCTTGATGACCAGGCGGATCGGCAGGATGTACGCCTTGAAGGCGAAGATGGCGATCTTCTTCATGACTTTGAGTGCCGGGCCGAGCACGCGGGCGACGGTTTTGACGATCTTCACGATCCATTCGATGACGACCTTGACGGCCTTGACTATCGCTTTGAAGACGGTGACGGCGGCCCGGCCTACGGCCTGCACGATGGCACGAAACTTGTCGGACTTCTTGTACGCCAGGATGAGACCGGCGACGAGCGCGGCGATGGCGGTGACGATCAGGCCGATCGGGTTGGCGGATAGCGCGGCGTTCAGCAACCATTGGGCGGCCGTCCAAGCGGTCGTTGCGGCTTTGGCGACGAGTTGGGCGGCTTGCCAGGCCATCATGGCGCCCTTGATGGCGAGTACGGCGGTAGCTAGGGCGGCGATGGCGCCGGCGGCGATCTGAAAGGCGGTTGAGTTGTCCTTGACGAACGTCGACAACTTGCCGAATAGTTCGGCGGCCTTGGCGACGACCGGTAACAGGACTTGCCCGAGCGCGATTTGGGCGTCTTTCCATTGGGCCGACGCGCGTTGTTGGGCGCCGGCGGCCGTGTCGGCTTCACGGGCGAACGCGCCTTGAGCCGATGCGGTTTGTTTGGTGAGCAGGGCGAGGGTGGCTTGGGTCGTTGCCTGTTTGTCGGCGGCGCCGGTCAAGCCGTCCAATCCCATCGCGGCCTTCTGCGCTTCGATGTCGGCCTGTTTGATGCTGACGCCGTAGCGTTCGATCGGGTCGGTTTCGCCGCGTAGTAGTGATGACAGGGCGCTGACGGCGTCCGATGTCGACCCGCCGAATTGGGCGGCCAGGTCGGCGCCTAGCTTGACCAGGTCGTTGGTGGTTGGTGCGAGGTCTTCAGCGGCGACACCCATGTTCTTCAGTTGGGCGCCGAACACGGCGGCCATCGACTCATATTCGGATGAGGCCAGGCCGACCGAATCGGCGGACGTGCGGGCGAAGTTGTGAATCGCTTTGGCGGCCGGCCCGAACGCGGCGTCGACGGCGCCGGCGGCCTGTTGTGCCTCAGACGCGGCGTTAAACGATGCGGTACCGAACGCGGCGAGCGCGAGGCCGGCGCCGGCGGCCACCTTCGACGCTTTGTCGATGCCCGATTGGAACTTCGATGCGCTCGAAGCGGTGGCGTCGAGCCCGCGGGTCGCGGCGGTCGTGTCGGCGGTCACCTTGATGGCAAGGGTCGCGGCGGTTGTCGCCATCAGTCCTCATGGTTGAGCAGGTCGAGCACGGTTGCCAGGGTGTGCGGGTCTTCGTCCCACCAGTAGGCGGGCGGGGTGCCGGTAGCTACGGCGATTGACACGATCAGTCGGGCCCAACTACCGGCCGGGTAGGGTCGACGGTGCCGTCGCCGTTCTCCGGTATGAACGCGATTGCTTCGTCGGCGGCCTGCTCGAATTCGGCAAGGGTCATGTCGGGCAGCAGGCCACGCGACTTACAACAGACGTGCCAGGCGAGAAACATGCCCCATGTCGCCGGCGACCTTTCGAGCGGCCCGAAATCGTTGGGGTGTTTCATGGCGGCGCGTTCGTAGGCGACAGTGTCGATGGTTGACGCCTTCTCGGATAGTTCGGTGCCGTCGCGCATCTTCACGTAGATGTACGGCAGGGTGATTGCCGGCCGGTGCATCATGCGCCCTTCACGCCGGCGACGGCGGCGGCGACGGCGGTCGTGTACCGGGTGACGGTCGCGGCCTGTTGGGCGTCGAACGCGGCGCGCATGTACCGGCGGGCCCGAATGTTGTGACCGGCCGACCCGTACTCTTGTACCGGCGCGTACACCAGGCCGGAACCGATAACCGCTTCGGTACGGGTCGCGGTGGGCGTGATCGACGCGGCAAGGGCACCGGTGAGTACCGGCGGGCGTACGGCGCGGGCGATGGCGCCGGCGGCCTGCAGGTTCGTCGAGGTAAGGTCGTCGAGCTCGTCGGCGGCCTGTTCCAACGTGCGGGCGAGACGGCCGGCGCCGTCGACTTCGATCACGTCTTCGCCTTCGCCTTCTCGACGGCGAGCGGTGTCGTGCCAATCGTGATCGTCGGGACGCCAACAATGTCCCATGTGAATTCGGAATCCATGTTCTTCTTCGGTTCGTCCGATCCAACGGCGATCGGGTCGACGATCACGGTGCCGGTCACTTCGGTACCGACCGACGTTGACGGAACGAACGTGAACGGATGCGATTCGCCCATGTGTTCCCATGAGAACGCGACGATGCCCAACGGGTCGTCGAGGTCCTGATACACGGTTCCGGTCAGGGTCGACGTGTATTCGGTCGACCCTGGCACAACATCGCCACACAGGACGGTGACGTCGTCGTCCTTCGTCTTGTCCCATTCGACGGTCGCGTTGACGAGCTGACATGAGAAATCGACGGGCGCGCCGACATCGCCCACGCTGATAGTGCCGGGTCCGAACTTGTGAAACTTGGCGGGCATGGTGTCAGTCTCCTGTCATCAGATGAACGGTTAGACGGTTCGCGAGGTAGGCGACGCCGGCGATGGTGACGGCGAACGGGCCGGTCGGGTCGTCGAGCTCGACGTACGGGTCATCATCGAAAGCGTCGACCAGGGCGCCGACGATGTCTTCGAGCACTTCGGTTTGGCCGGCCGTGTCGACCCGACCGGCGACGGTCAACAGGTCGACGCCGGCCTGCCAGGCGCACATTGTGCCGGCGGTCAACATCGGGTCGGACCATCCGACGAGCACGGCCGGTACGGCGACCTGGTCGGGCAGATGGTCGTAGACGGCGACGGTGGCCGGTAGCGCGGCGGCGGCGGTCGTGGCGACCTGTTGACGGATGCCGGCCAACTTCATGCGATGCCCCATCCGCCGGGTTGTGTGAAGTTGACCAGGACGGGCATGTAGCGGGCGATGAGGTCACGGCCGATGCGTACCGGGCCGGTTTCGTTGAGCCCGATGATGCCGAACGTGGCGTCGGGCTGTTTCCACCAGTCAACGGCCAACGACAGGGCGATGTCCGCGATTTGTGCCGGTACCGGGTCGAGGCGGGCCGCCGTGTGTATCGCGTCGTCAATCGAAT